GGCCAAGGCTGAGCTCCAGGGGGACGAGAGCATCGCGATCCTGATCACGGTTCACACAGGCGCGGACGGCGAGGGCTATGACACTCGCGTCCGGTACAGCAACACCAAGATGAGCGAGGCGCTGGGTGTGTTGAACCTGGCCGAGCAAGTGACCCGCCACGCGATGGGGTACAAAGGATGAAGGAGCTGATCGAAGCCGACGGCGAATGGTCCGACTGGGAGTTCAATGCGTTCGAGCTCGGCATGGCGGCGGCAGTCAACGCCAAGCTGGACACACCCAAGCAGCGGCGGCTGTTCGCCTCTCGCGTCAACGGCATGCGTAAGGGCCGGATCGCCAGGGCGGTCAGAGGCACGATCCCCGAGTGCATCTGGAACCCACCCGAGATTTCGTGGCGGTATCGGTCGGCGGACGGGGCCATCGTGATCTGGCGGCAGTCGCTGCTCTGGAAATGGCGGAGCGATCCCCAGGACCTCCAGACCTACCGCGCCATGCTGACCACGAAAACGCGCATCCTGCTGCACCAGCACTGGGATTTTCTGCGCGAGCAATACGGCGGGGACGAGGGCATCCGCAGACATCCGATTGTCTGGGTGGCCTTGAACCTCGCCGATCAGAAATTCCTGGAGGACCAGGGATGACAACGCAACAGAGGAGATCGATCCATGCGTAAAACAATCGGGGCTCTGGCCCTTATATCGTTCGTGGGCCTGAGCGCCTGCGCAACCAACCCTGAAACTGGCCAGCGTGAGCTCGCTGAGCCGGTCGAAAATCTGATCGGAGCAGCCATGTTTGTCTGCGTGGCCTCGGCACTGACCGGGCACCCGGAAGTCTGCGGCCTGTCGTTCAAGGCAGCAGCGCCGATCTAAAACCGACCGGGGGTGCCTTGGGCAAGTTAAACGCAGGGTGAAAACGTTACGCCTAGAAAGCTGCGGCCCCACGCCAACAAGGAGAAAATCACATGGCACAAATCACAGTAGTCGATCAGGAGGGCAACCAGCTCAAGATGCGGACCCACCAGGGCAAGCTACACATCGGCGCAGAGGGCAATCCGCTCCGCTGGTCCGACGCAGCGGCTGAAAGTTTCGCGACCGCCAAGGCAGCCGCCTCCCTGGAGGAAACAGCCGAAGGCCCAACCGCAGAAGAAGTCGATGAAGCGAACGATGGGCCAGCAGGTGGACCCGCCACAGAGCCAGCGGACAACGACGGTTCCGACGATGAGGACTGAGTACGTTCTCAGCAACCAGGAGCTGCCTGCCTTCGTGGCGGAGCAGCTCCGGTCCAAGCACCAAGGCGACAGCGATAAGCCGCTGTCCGTCTCGGTGTCCTCCGTCGAGGGAGGATTGAAGGTCCGCATCCTCGATGGGCCGGACGCCCAGGGATCGCACGATGCCCCGCTCTATGTGCCGGTCACCCCGGCAGAGACCAAGTCCAAACCGAAAAAGAACGACGGTGACAAAGCCTGATCTCAGCGAACCGGATGACTGGGACTTCGAAGAAATGCGAGCAGCCCTCCGGGGCTGTAAGCGCCACGTAGACATCACCACCTGCAAGGAACGGTATCAGGCCAAGCTCATCAAGATGCACCGGGCAGGAGGGGAGACAAAAACACAGGCAATAATCATCCAGAACCTGATCCACTACATGCGCAAATGCGTGAGGGAGGGCTGGGTCTAAGAGGCAGCAGTGAGTTACGAAATTCAGTACGACGACGGGCAGGTGCGCTGGCACTGCCTTTTGACGTTTCCACAGCAAGAGAACCGGGTCATCGAGTGGCTCAACGACAAGGGCGTCTATGCGTTCTATCCGGTGGATCGCAAGGTCCACATTCGGCGCGGACCCTACAAGGGCAAGCGGATGCCCGATGGTCGCATCCGGTACATCAAGGAGGAGAAGCTGCTCCCAGGCTACGTGTTCGCCAAGTTCGGAGGGTTGCCGAAATGGCACATCATCCGCGAAGGCCGAGGCATCTCTGGCGTCCTGGGCCAGCAGGGCAAGCCCTTCCAATTCACAGCGCTCGACCTGGAGGCGCTCCTGGAGATGCGCCGCAAGGGCGAGGAGGTCGAGGAGCAGGAAACGCTGGTGTTCAAGCCGGGCGACCAGGTCCAGATCACCGAGCACAGCTACGCCTTCGATGGCTTTGTCCGCGAGATCGCAGAGGTGGACGCGGTCGCCCAGACCGTCATCCTCCAGAACCTGGACCTCCTGGGCAAACCCGTGGTCGTGGCCTTCGAAAAGCTCATCCGCGTTTCTTAGGCTTGCCAAACCGTGGAGAGATCGCCTACACAGCATACCCAAGCGCCGTCGCAGGTGGAGATCACCAAGGACGTAAGTATCGCTCGGGCCCGCCAGCAACCCAAGAGGACCATCGGCAGGCACCGTGCAGCGCTATGAGAAATTCAAATGCGTGGACCCCCGACCGTGCTGGAAGGTCCCCATCGTACACGAAGCTCCCGATAGAGGTTGGGGTAGGGAGCTTCACCCCAAATCCAGCGAGCTGCCATGACCGATGAGAACGAAAACCCCGAGCGGGGTGAAGATGGCCGGTTCCTGCCGGGCCACACGTTCTACCGCCAAGGCCTCGCGAACCTGCTTAAAGAACCGCGAAAGTTCGAAACGCCCGAGGCACTATGGGCAGCGGCCTGCGAATATTTCGAGTGGGCCGACAAGAACCCGTTCCAGGAGGAGCGCCTGTTCAACACCGCCACCGGAATTAAACGGGAGACGGTTTCAAAGATCAGAGCCTACACGGTCGAGGGGCTCTGCACACACCTGGGGGTGATCAAAAAGACCTGGTACTCCTGGAAGCGGGAGCGAGGCGATCTCGAAGAAGTGATTGGCCTCATCGATCAAATTTTGTTCCATCAGAAATTCGAGGCCGCTGCTGCCGATCTGATGAACTCAGCTCTGGTGATCAGGGCTCTCAATCTTGCGGACACTCACGCACACCAAGGACCTGACGGGGGACCAATCGAGGTCACGGACGGCCTCTCCGATTTTGAACGCGCTCGACGGTTGGCGTTCATGATGCAGGAGGCGACGATCCTGGCCAGTGCTAAAGAGGAGGCGTCCAGCAATGAAGAACCTGACGCAACGTAAATGAGCGGGATCGAGATCGCAGAGGTCACGCTCACCACAAGAGAAACCCCCTGGATCGAAATCGCCGATAAGGCCCTGGTCGGGGTCTACAAGGTGTTCGTGAGCGGAGAGCTTTGGGACAGTGCCAACCTGCGGTTGCAGGGATCATTCGACGGCGGCGCTGACGAGTTCGATCTCAGGGTTTGGAACGGAAACATCCTGGATTTCCAGCCTGACAGCCAGCTCTTGTCGGGAGACTATATGGGCGTCCAGGAGTATTGCACCGCTGGGGTGCGCCACATTCGGGCGATCTCTGTCGCGACCAGCGGAGGTACGTTCGTGGATCAGACCTACGCACACACCATCCGCTTCGCGCTGAAAACACCGATCCGGTAAGAGGAGCCGCTACCGCATGGACCTCCTGGAACTATCCAAAAACCTGACTGAGCTGCCTGCTGACAAGCTCAAGGCGATGGACAAGGACATCGAGGCCCGAACGGCGGGCATGAAGTTCATCCCGTCACCAGGTCCCCAAACCGAGGCCTGGTATTGCGAAGCCGACTTGCTGCTGTACGGCGGCGAGGCGGGCGGCGGTAAATCCGGTTTGCTCTGCGGCCTGGCCCTCCAGGAACATCACCGTTCTCTGCTCATGCGGCGCAACGGTGTGGACCTGGAGGGTGGCGGCGGACTGATCGATGAGCTGAAAGAGCTCGACAGACACGAGAGCCGGTTCTCCGGCAAGCCACCCCAGACCCTACGGCGGGCCGACGGCGGCATCGTCACTTTCGGATCGGCGACGAACGAGGGCGACGAGACCAAGTTTCAGGGCCGAGCTCGGGATTTCCTGGGTATCGATGAGGCCACACAATTCACCGAGCGCCAGGTCCGCTACTTGATGGGCTGGGTGCGATCCACCAAACCAGGCCAACGCACCCGCACGGTGCTTGCCACCAACCCACCGATTGACAGCACTGGCGACTGGATCATCGACATGTTCGCGCCCTGGCTGGACCCGAACCACGACTGGCCCGCCAAGCACGGCGAGCTCCGCTGGTTTCTCACGATCCCCGACGGCGAGGGGGCAACCAAGGACGTGATGCTCAAGCCGGACCAGATGATCTGGGATCGGCAGGATGGGCGACCGCGCCAGGAGATTTATTTCGATCACCAGGAGAAGGCGCTCAAGCCGGAGAGCCGGACCTTCATCCCGGCAAAGCTCACGGACAATCCCTTCCTGCCGGAGGACTACCAATCCAAGCTCGACGCCATGCCGGAGCCATATCGCTCAGCAATGCGCGAGGGCAATTTCATGGCAGCCCGCAAGGATCGCGCGTTCCAGGTCATCCCCACCCAGTGGATCAGGGAGGCTCAGGCGCGCTGGCGTGAACACGCCGAGGAGCACGGGCACAACGTCCCGCCCAAACACGCGCCAATGGGAGCGCTGGGCGTGGACATCGCGCAGGGCGGCGGGGACAACACGATCCTGTCTCCCAGGTACGACGCCTGGTTCGCGGAGCTCCAGGTTCACCCAGGCTCCAAGACGCCGACCGGCAACGAGGTGGCCGGACTGATCATCGCCGAGAGACGGAACGGCGCGCAGATCGTCCTGGACATGGGCGGCGGCTACGGCGGAGCCACCAAGATGCGCCTGGAGGACAACAAGGTCGAGGGGATCACGGCCTATAAGGGCGCGAACAAGAGCTACGCCAGATCGGCGGACAAGCAGTTCGGGTTCTACAACAAGCGGGCGGAGATGTACTGGCGACTGAGAGAGGCGCTGGACCCAGCCCAGGATGGCGGATCGGTGGTGATGCTGCCGGACGACAACGAGATGGTGACCGACCTCACCGCGCCGGATTTCACGATCACGCCGCAGGGGGTCAAGATCACCCCCAAGGAGGACCTGGTGAAGCAGTTGGGCCGTTCACCAGACAAAGGCGATGCAGTCGTCATGGCCAATGGCCACGGCCCGAAACTCATGACCCACGGCAATGACTGGCGCGGGTATCAAGGACAGCACGGCAAGAACCGGGGAAAGACGGTGAAGGTCGTGCAGAAACATCAGGCAGCCAGGAGATCACGATGAGCGGTTTGCTAAACACCCCCAAGGTGCCGACGGTCGAACCGGCCAAGGTCATCCCAATTTCAACCGAGGAGCAGATCGCGACATCCCGTCGTCGGACTGTTGCAGAAAACCAGCAGACAGGCGGTCGCCTATCGACGCTCCTCTCCACTGGTGGTCGTGAGAAGCTCGGAGCCTAATCATGCACACCGACGCCAAGTCCCTGATGAAGCGGGCCGACAAGCTGTTCTCGGACAAGAAAACCCTGGACAGCCGCAACCAGGCCATCGCTGATCACTTCTACCCGGAGCGCGCGAACTTCACCGTTCGGCGTGACATCGGAGAGGACTGGGCGGCGCATTTGATGACGGGCTATCCCTCGTTGGTCCGCCGAGACCTGGGTAACAGTATTGGGTCGATGCTCCGCCCACGTTCCAAGGAGTGGTTCGAAATTCAGGTTGACCAGTACGACAAGCTGGACAGCGAGGGGCGCGAGTTCCTCCAGTACGCCACACGGTTTCAGCGCCGGGCGATGTACGACAAGAAGGCCGGGTTCAACCGCGCGACCAAAGAGGGCGACATGGATTTCGCAGCCTTTGGCCAGTGCGCAATCACGGTCGAGTTCAACCCGCGCACCAACAAGATGCTGTACCGCAACTGGCACACCCGCGATCTGGCCTGGGCGGAAAACTACGACGGCGAGATCGATGAAATTTACCGGGAGTGGGAGCCGACCTGCGAGGAGTGCTGCCATTACTTCCCGCGCACCGCGCACCCCAAGCTGAAAGAAAAGCTGACCGACAACGACAAGACCAAGAAGTACGACAAAACCAAGGTCCGCCAGGTCGTCATCAAGACCGAAAAATACGATCCAACCAGGTGGCAAGCCCAAGAGCTTTTGGATTTCCTGGCCGACGAACTGCCGCCCAAGCATGAAGTCGGTTTCTCTGGCCCCACCGTCCGCTTCTGAGCGGAAGGGTGGAACCCCGACCTGGCAGACCTGCTCCACGATGTACGCGATGGCCTGTTTCTGTTGCGCTGGTGTGGCTTCGCCGACCCAGCATTTGCGGAGAGCTGCGATGAAATCGACGGCCTCCACATAGTCTTTCGCCTCCAGGCCTTGCTGGGCGGCGGATGGTTTCTCCCCCATGTGGTTTCCTTATCAGGTAGCGAACTCTTGTCCGGCTGCGGCCAGGCTTTGCATTGCCTCGCCTCCGGTCTTTGCCATCTCCAACTGCTGGGCCATCTGAGCCTGCTCGGCCTCCTGGGAGGTGATCGCCTGGACTTCCTCCTTGGACCTGATCCAGGTTTCCGGCAGACCGATGCCGCGAAGCACGTCGTTGAGGACCTCCGAGAAATCCATCGTGTGGACGGCGCTGGGATCGAGCTGAGCTGCTTCGACAACCAGGCCTTTGCCCTCCAGCATCTTCTGGCCCTCCTGGCGCTCAAGCATGTCGCGCAGTGGGCTTTGGAACTCGTAGGATGTGTCTCGGCCAGCCAGGCTATCCGGCACACCGACCCGCGCCCAGGCTCCGTTCCTGGTCAGGGTCTCGAACGTCATGTCGCAGAGCTCGCCGTTGTACTCGTCCTCCATCGGCTCGAACAGCGGCATTGCCTGGCGGATGTACTCCTGGACACGCTGGCCAACCTCGAAGGCTGTCATCTCCGGCCCGCCGTGCGGCGGCATCTGGAGGGTGTTCAAGAAGAACGCTTCCTTCATCATGGCCGCGTTGCGATCCAGCAGGTCCATCGCCATTGGCAGGCCCCGGTAGTCCGAATTGATGGGTCGCAGCACCTCGCCCAGGCGCTCATCGTATTCCGCATCGACCCCGGTGAAGCCACCGGCATAGAGCTGGAGATCGCCAGCGATGGCATCAGAGACACCGATCATGGGTGGGTTCGCCGCCCGCTCTCCTGCATCGAGGAGGGTCAGCGTCATGGCCTGCATCAACCGCGCATCAGGGAGGGCGATGACGGTTGCTGGGCTCATGCCATACTGAGAACCGGCGATGGTCTGCCAGCGGGGGATGACGAAGCGTTTGGTCCAGGACCCAACCTCCTCCATGATGTGCTCGTTCTCGACATCGATGAACAGGTTGACCCAGGGCTGCTGGATGCGCTTGGCGGCATCGTATTTTTCGGTCTTGATGACGACCTGGCGGACCTTGGTTTTGTCGTACTTCTTGGTCTTGTCGTTGTCGGTCAGCTTTTCTTTCAGCTTGGGGTGCGCGGTGCGCGGGAAGTAATGGCAGCAC